TTCTACTTTTCCTTTCAAACCAAAGTCCTATATTAGAATTTTGAAATTTCTCTCTTTTATTTATTTAGAGAAGTAGGACTTGTTGTTAATTAATATTTATTGTTATTTAATACTTGTTGTTAGTTAATATTTATTAGTGCCTTATTTTACAACGTTGTAAAATGCAATGTTGCAAAATACAATGTTGTAAAACGCAACTTTGTATTAAGTAATTGTGGATAACTCAGACTTCTTCATAGCTATCGCTTCATCAAGGCGTTGCAACATAATTTCAAATTGAAAATCAGTTATTTTTGTATCTGAGAAGAATCTGAAAGTCTGAACTCCTCTCCCTCTGCCGAGGCTTTTTTTGACAGTCCGTAAATATCCAGCTTTTTCAATCTTTTTGAAATGCCTTAAAACCATTTCGCGGCTAATATTCAACCGTCTAGCTATTTCCTCTGGATAGACAAGCCAATTCTCTTTATTACTGAGAACAACCATCAATATCCCAATTGTTGCCGGCTCAAGCTTTGGATCTCTCAGAAAATCATTTTTGACTGCAGTGTAATCATCCGTCGCATTTCTGAAAGATTAATTGAAGATTCAAGTTTTTAAAATCTGTCATAAGTTCTCCTTTCTTTTTAATCTCAAATTGAGATATTTTATTTTAAAAAAATAATTCACTCTCTGATTTGTGAAAATAATTAGAAATAATAGATATCTCATAATCATGAAATGGAGCTTTGCCATTTTCTTTTAATTCATATTGTCTGCGATTTTTCAAACCAATTAAATCTGCCATAAAAACTGTCGTAAGTTCATGTTTTTTTCTCTCTTTTCTAAGCTTTATTTTCGGCTTCAATTCTTGCTTTTTTAACTTTTGCTTTTTTGTAAGTTCCTGCACGCCCTCACCCCCTTATCTTAATTCGTCTAAGCTGACTTCCAGTGCATCAGCGATTTTGCACATATTCTTAAAAGAAATACGCTCGGTTTTGATATTTCTGATTGTATTTGGACTGATACCAGCTTTTTCAGCTAATGCCTTCTGTGTCATCCCTTTTTCAATCAATAAATGCTTAAACTTCTTCCACACACATTGCTCCTTTCCCAATATATTGTGTTTTAAACATATAAAAACACTACATATTGTTATTTAATTTAGATTGTGCTATAATCATTCTTGACTAAGACCTCTCCCCGTTTTAGTCAAAATTCCAATAGAAAGGAGAAGATAGTATGGCAAATACTCCAATAAAACCTGGAACAGATAATCAACCTGCAGGAACTTATATCGAAAAAGGTCCTCGTGGCGGTAATGTACCTGGTGGCCGTGTCGTTCATATCGATAAAGGTGACAGATTACCACCAACTCAAAAACCAGGTAATGGTTGGGTTAAACAATAATCTGATCACTCTACGCATCTAAACGGATGCGTTTTTTTGATAAACAAAAACTTTTTCCTAAAATATCAATTTGAAGCCATGCTTCAGCATAATATCGCCCTTTTTCTTCATACTTTGTAATATAATGGTGAATCATTTTATTTCCCCTCCTAACTCGTATAAATTCCGCCATTTCTGGCAAAGGTTCGTAGTTCGTTCATATTTTCTACTCCTCTTGGGAAGAATTTTTTGGAAGTCTGCTTGTAATTGATTTAGCAAATTCTTCTACACTTGATTTTTCAAAATCCATATATTTTTTGTATAGTTCATTTACTTTATAAATGTGGTAATGCATCATAGTAGATGTCACAATCAAAGATGTTAAAATTGAAATTATCAATGATTCCATGATATCTCCTTCCTACTCCTTATCTTTTTTATAACATCGGTACTTCACTATCTGACGGATAGTAAAAGACACAATCACAAATCCTGCTAGGATTATCAATCCAACATTTTCATCCATTGCTTTTCACGGCAAATGATGGTACACTATCAAGTAGAGGTTGGAGCTTCTGCCCCTTTCTCTACTTTTTGTTTTGAAGCTTACGTTTGTGTTCTAAGATTTGTTTGTGCCACAAACGTGCTTCTCTGACTAAGCCTAGTGCCAAGATGACGGTTGCAGTGTCCTTGGTTGCTAGGCTTTTTATGATGTGTTCCATCATTTGCCTTACCTCCTTTTCCTTAAGCTTGATTTAATTATAGCACACGTTTCGTGGGCTGTCAACACTTTTTTTACGAAAACACAAAAAAAGTTTTCTTTTCGTGGGTTTTATGGTATACTTTACTTATGAAAAATAGAAAGGGGATTCAATCATGGATAAAGAACAGATCGCGATTGTCATAGGCGAAAAAATAAAACAGTATAGACTCGCAAATGGTTGGACTCAACAAGAATTAGGTGCTAAGATAGGCATGAGTAAAAACGCCATCGGCAATTACGAAAAAGGCTTTAGGTCTCCAAAGAAAAACACAATGTTTGATTTGGCAAATGCTTTTAATGTTTCTATTGATGACCTCTTTCCTCCTATCCAAAAAGATACTCCACCTACCACTTCTCAAATCCAATCCATCTACGACCAACTAGAACCGCCTAGACAAAGAAAAGTTATCACATACGCTGAAAAATTACGGGACGAACAAGAGACACGAAGAAAAGCGAAGATAAACGAAGTATCGGAGAAAATTGTTCAACTCTATGGTTACGACTACTACGACCACGCTGCTTCTGCTGGTACTGGGCAGTATTTGAACGATGTACGAGTGGAGCGGATTGAGTTGCCAGTAGATGTAGATGCTGACTTTGTTATCCCCATCAAAGGGGACTCGATGGAGCCAGACTATCATGATGGCGACCTAGTATTTATCCAGACAAGTGTTGATTTGAATGACGGTGTTATCGGTGTGTTTAACTACAATGGAGAGGCGTATATCAAGCAACTGGTTATTGATACAGAACAATCCTACCTACATAGCCTGAACCCTGATTACAAAGATATGCCAATCACACCAGAGACAGACTTCCGGATCATTGGAGAAGTCGTTGATTTATATAGAGAAAAATAAACGGAGAATAACAATGGTTGAATTCAATGAAGAATTTTCTTCAATTTCCTTTAATGAAAAAATATCGAACATTCGTTTTGTACACTTAGAAAATGAAAAACTTTTGACAACTGCTTCTTCTTTGGATGAATTTCCTGCTTCTTTTTCGCTTGGAGTAGACATTGATTTGTTCAATATTAAAGCTAATTACAAATATCAAATCCATGTTTTCTTTCAGGGAGATGGACAACTCCATGAGCAACTAATACACGTTTCAAATGTATACATCCATGAAGAAGAATTTATCTTCTCCAAAAATAATTACGGTATTACTACAGGAAGTTTTATCTTTGGATTAACCCCGACAATTCAAGGAGATTATAAAATCACTCTCAAACTCGTTGACGGGGAATATCAAAAAGTTCTCGATGAATTTCATCAATATATCTATCTTTACAAGAGGTAACAGGCATGAGTGGTACAAGCGAGTTTAGAACAAAAACTACAGACAAAGTCACAGAATTGCGTTCCCAAAATTATGCTAAAGGTGATATAATGAAACCAAGGTATCAGGAGGAAGACATTATGGAACGTGAAATATACACTAAAACAGAAATTGATTTAAAACTCGATAAAATCAATTCTGATGTCAAACATGGTTTTGAAAAAGTTGATTTAAAATTCGACCAAGTCAGAACTGAAATGCGTGATGGTTTTGAAAATATGGGACTTCGAATGGAAAAAATGTTCTCTGATTTCAAATTGGAGCAACAAAAAGAGAAAGAAGAAAACAAAAAATGGTTAATCGCATTAACTGTTGGATCTCTTCTTTCAATTATCGGTATTGTCGTTTCAATTATCGCCATCCTAGCCCAAAAATAAAAACCACATTCTCTTTGAACATTACATATCGTTGGAATCGATTTAATTTTATGGTGTAGATAAAATCAATAGTAAAAATCAACTGTTTCCATTTTGGAAACAACTACTTGACAAAATTTTAAAAAAGAAGTACACTAATAATGTCAAAAGCCTTGTTCGTCAAGGATACGATATTTACTTATAAAGCCTTGTTCGTCAAGGACAAAACTGTCTGGTGTACTTCTAAGAGGTACACCTTATTTTATTATCTGGAGCATTATATGAAATTTCAACAAGGCGAAGTTTATCTAATCAACTTCCCACAAAAAGGTGGGAATGAATTTTACGGAAAACACTACGCTATCATCTTAACAACTCCTGACAAAGCCGATGGGACACTCCTAGTAGCACCTTTAACTGGTAAAAAATCAGGAAAGAAATATCGTGGTGGTATCACGATTGAAAATAGTAAATATCAAAACACTCCTTCCAAGCCAAAAGCCTATGCTTATGTCCGAAAAATCCAAGAAATAGACAAACGGAAAATCGTCTATAAAACAAAGAAAAAGACTGATAGTGATGGACAAGTAATGCTAGATGCAGCGGGAAAAGAGTTATATGATAAAGTTTATAGACCAGCTTACAAGCTAGATACAAACGACCATAAAAAACTATTAGACAAGATAAAAGAAGTTCTTGGACTAGATTTATATTAAATAAAAAATTGACTTTTTTTTAAAATTAGGGTTAGAATTAAATCATAAAGTCGCTTGACGACAAAATAGATGATACTGTACCAAGAGGACATCTCTAGCCCTGCTCTTATGAGTTGGGCTTTTAATTTTTATTTAACAACTATTTTCATTTTGGAAATAGTTGCGCAAAATGGAAATAAAAAAATGTGCAATAACTGATCCACATTAAAAGCTGAGAGAGGTTTCATTATGAATGAAGAACGCAAAGTTTTAGGTATTTTGGCTATTATTTTCGGAGCAATCGCTCTATTTGGGTCTTGGATGCCTATTATTAACAATCTATCTTTTGTTATTGCTATCTTAGCGCTTATATTAGGTTTGATAGGTCTAGCTATCAACAGAAAAAGGCCAAAAATGTTGGCTATCATTGGTACAGTTTTAGCAGTTGTCTCAATGGTTATTGTTATCGCTACTCAATTGATGTATGCTCGTGCTTTGAATAATGCTGCTAAAAACGTTGAAGAAACTGTTAGCTCAGTAAGTTCTTCTATCGAATCATCACAAAAAGAAGAGGATGCTAAATTTAACTGGACAAAAGAACAGTTTGACGCTCTTCAAATGGGTAATATCACGAACTATGGCGCTGGCGGAACTAACTACGATGATATTGTTAGTGTTCATGGAGAGCCAAATAGCATAAACACTACTACTGTTAATGATCATGAAAGCAGAACAATTTCATATTCTTCAGCAGGAACAAAACTCCGAAGCGTTACTCTAACATTCAGCAAACAAGAAGATGGTGCTTACTTATTAACTGCCAAAGTTGGCATCGGCTTGGAATAAGTTTGAGTCTATGATATAATTAAGTTACTTAGAGGCAAGCCCTCATAATTTTAGACTTTGTACCTTAGCGTGCCAGGGGAAGTAACTTAACCGTTGCTTCCCTTTTTTGAGTTATAAATACTTGAAATAAACAAAAACACTCCCATATTCGCCAATAGCAACCTCATCCCATAGGTCTATTGTGCGAAATTGATATTTTTTGAAAATTATATTACAATACAGCTATTAGGAGTTTAGCTCCATAAAGTTTAGGTTTGGATTTTAGATCCATAACGTGCTGGTAGCCGTATTTGATACAGCTACTTTTCTTTTTATTATGTGGTTGTTTCCATTTTGGAAACAACCAAAAAAATCCCCACGCTCTCCGACGGCCATCTTTGAGTGTGAGGATTAAACTTTCCATCAAGCAAGCAATGGAAAGGATGATAAAAAAATACAACTATAGTTTATCATAAGTTCTACACCTTTTCAACTATGCGGGCAAGCAATCGAAAAGAAAGGACTTTTTTATGATAAAAAAATATATTACAAAAAAAGGAGAGACTAGATACCTCTTTCAAACATACCTGGGCATAGACCCTGCTACTGGAAAAGAAAAACGCACAACACGACGTGGTTTTAAAACCATAAAAGAGGCAAAGGCTGCCGAACGCGACCTTCTCTTAGATGTTGAAGAGAATGGTTTTTCAAATAATGAAGATTTCCAGAACCCTACTTTCGCTGAAGTCGCTGAGTTATGGCTTGATAGCTATAAAAACACTGTAAAACCAACAACCTATCAGAATGTTAAGAAAAAACTTGATGTTATGATTGACTTGTATTTTACAGATATGAAAATCCAGCAGATCAGTGTAGCTTATTGTCAAAAGGTTGCTATCAAGTTAAGTAATCGCTATATCCTCTATGCCAATTACTACTCTGTCATCAGCCGTATTTTCAAGTATGCCACTTCTATTGACATTATTAAGTCAAATCCCTTAGACAAGATTATCAAGCCTAAAAATAGGCCCTTAAAGACCAAAGAGAACCACTATACAAAACAAGAGCTAACAGAATTTCTTAAAGTTTGCAAAGAAGATTGTAAACAAGTAGAGTATACTTTTTATCACTTGCTAGCTTTTACTGGTTTGAGATGTGGTGAGGCGCTTGGGCTCATGTGGTCAGATGTTGACTTTGAAAATAAACGATTAAGCATTTCTCGGACAGCTGTCGTTGTTAATAAAAAACAAACTGTTCAGGACCCTAAAACCAAAATGAGTAAGAGGGTTATCACTTTAGATGATGAAACTCTAAATGTATTGAAACTCTGGAAGCGTCAGCAAATAAAAGAATATTTTCGGGCTAGTGTGCCTTACAAACATGATTCAAATTATATCTTTACGAACAGTTTCGGAGGTTGGATTTCTCCTTCAGCTGTAAAAGAGAGACTTAGAAGATTCTTTTGTGAACACAATGATATCAAAAAAATTACGCCTCACGGTTTCAGGCACACACACGCTTCTCTCCTCTTTGAAGCTGGTGTTACAGCCAAAATCATTTCGGACAGATTAGGTCACAACAATGTCCAAACCACTCTTGATATGTATACCCACATCAACGACAATCAACGTGTTGAAATCGTGGATCAGCTCATGACTTTTATCCGTTCAAGCTAAAAGTAAAGTCGTATTCAATCTCGTATTCACTTTTAGATATATACTATAAAACCAATGATTTCAAGGGACTAGGAAACCGTGAGCAGTTTATACCATAAATCCGCTTTCAACGATAAAGAAAAGGTAAGAAAAATGAAACATTTAGAAATTGAAT